GATGCGAAGGCAGGGATACGGATATCCTGACGATGAATATTTCTTCCTTAAGCTATTCGATTTAAGTAGGAAGGACTATGTTAGGAATACACCATCCCACAAAATTTGTGATTGAGGCAAAAAGATTCAGAAATACAAAGTTAATGAGTTAAAAATATCAGTGTGATTAGCAGGAACTTTATAACTGCTATACAGGGTGATAACATAAAATATCTGATTATTTATGTGAAATAATTTTGTGAATACTGTTATAACTAAAATCCCGTAAGCAGTTGAACTTAGCATCTGCTTACGGGATTATTCTAACTATTTTTTAAATATAAAATAAGATCAGGCTTATTGATTCTCCATATCTTTTTTCCTAATCGAAATGCAGGAAGTATTCCGGAGTGTATGAGATCATATAACATATTTCTTGATATACCTAATATCTCTATGGTTTCATTAACATTAAGTACATCTGGATAAATTTCTAACATATTAAAACCTCCTCAATCTATTTTAGTATATTGTTATATGTTTTTATTATTTTCTGTATTTTACTAACTTTGAAATATATATTATTTCAACATAATAAAGCATCAACCACTTAATCCAAGGCGATTAGCGAGTTGATGCTTTTATTTTTATTTGTTCAAAAATGTGTGACATAATAAGAAAACAACTGCAAATCAAGGTATTTTCAAAAACAAGGAAGTGTAATCTACATGGTAAGAAATGTGCTCAAAACCATCAAAACTATACTTTTGAGCTTGATTAGGCGGCTTTTAGTAAGCTTAGTATAAACTTCGATGATTTAAAAGAATACAAATGGTCAATGGAGGGTGGTAAATGTTAAACGATCATAATGATATATGTAATGATGCTCGTTCGGAAAGAGAGGATTATGATCAGAAGGAGAAGAAAGGTGACTCTAATGTAAGTACCCTTTCACCTCTTGCCGCAATTAGTATCATTACACTAATCGGATTAGTATGCGTACTGATTGATTTTTATTTAGAAAAAGAATAGGAGGAATTAATAATGTCAGCAAACTTAGAGACAATGTTTTACACTAGGGAGAAACCTTGGCATGGACTAGGAATACAGGTCGGTCAAGCATTAAGTTCACTGGAAGCGTTAGAGGTATCCGGACTGGATTGGAAAGTAATCCAAAAACCAATATTAACTGAGGATGGAATATCCGTTGAAGGATATAAAGCAAATGTACGGGATTTTGATAATAAGATATTAGGCGTAGTAACTGACCGATATAAGGTGGTACAAAATAGCGAGGCATTCGCTTTTACCGATGGACTTCTCGGAAACGGTATTCGTTATGAGACAGCAGGGTCATTACAGGAAGGACGTAAGATCTGGATGCTAGCCAAACTACCGAATGAATATATCATGCTTGGTGATAGAATCAGTCCATATCTGGTATTCTCCAATGCGCATGATGGAAGTGGAGCTATTCGTGTCGCAATGACTCCGATTCGAGTTGTTTGCCAGAATACATTAAATCTTGCATTGTCAACAACAACAAGGTCTTGGTCTACCATACATACAGGAGATATCCGAAACAAGCTAGATGATGCAAAGCAGACCTTATTCATGGCTGAAAGATATATGGATTCCTTAGGAAAGGAATTCGAGAACTTGAGCAAGGTTAAACTGTCGGATAGTAAGGTAATCGAGTATATCAATCTATTGCTTCCCCTTGATGCAAATAATACATCACCTATCCAAGAACGAAATATCAATAAATTAAGAGAAGACATGAAGTTGCGCTATTTTGATGCTCCGGATTTAAGTGATGTTGGAAGAAACGGTTATCGTTTTGTCAATGCAGTTTCCGATTTTGCTACTCATTCAAAACCTTTGAGGGAAACCATTAACTTTAAGGAAAATCTATTTGCTAAAACCACAGACGGAAATGCCATGATTGATAAGGCTTATGAGATGGTTAAGGCTATAGCATAATATAAAACATATTTGAAACACCTGTCTGCTTATACTGAGTAGGCAGGTGTTTTTGGAGGATTATATGAATAAAGAAAACGAAATTATTGAAATGATGAAAAATCCAGTTCCGAGGAGAAGAGTAGGGATAATTAAGACTCAAATCGTAAGGGAAGGAAGTATGTTATATGGCAATAGACGCATCCATACGCCCTCGGATGCCGTTGACTTGGTTTCTGGTATATTTGAGTATGCTGACCGTGAAATGATGGTGGTTGTGTCATTAGATTCCAAGAATGCTCCAGTAGCTCTTGAAATCGTATCTGTTGGTACGGTGAATTCCTGTCTTGTTCAAATGAGAGAACTATTTAAGCACTCTATATTAAATAACGCTACCTCAATTATGTGCTTTCATAATCATCCCTCTGGAATACCTGAACCTTCCAAAGAAGATATAGATGTAACTAAGCGTATGGATGAAGCAGGTAAGTTACTTGGGATATGGCTACTTGATCATATCATTGTTGGAGAAGGAAAGACTTATGTTAGCCTTCAAGAACGCGGTCTTGTAAAGAATGGATACCAGAAGATTTCTGTCTGCTAGGAGGGCAAAACATGAAGAAAATTGTATCGACCAATCATTTATCCCATGAGGAGTGGTTAACATATCGAAAAATGGGGATAGGAGGATCTGATGCGGGAGCCATCTGTGGATTAAATCCTTATTCAACAGCAATATCGGTATTTTTGGACAAGATAAGCCTGGATACAGAAGATATTGATAATGAAGCAATGCGGCAGGGGAGAGATCTAGAGGATTATGTTGCAGATCGTTTTATGGAAGCAACCAATCTTAAGGTTAGAAGAGCAAATGCCATGTATGCTCATGATAGGTATCCTTTCATATTTGCCAATGTTGACCGTATGCTAGTGGGCGACAATATCGGTCTGGAATGCAAAACCACCAATATACTGAATGCAGATAAGTGGAAGGATGGAAATATTCCGGCACATTATCAGATTCAATGTCATCACTATATGGCGGTGACTGGAGCTAAAGCATGGTATATTGCGGTTGTAATTCTGGGTAAGGAATTCAAATATGTAAGAATTGATAGGGATGAGGATATTATCCAGAACCTAATCTCGATTGAAGCTGATTTCTGGAATAATCATGTGTTGAAGGGTGTCATGCCTGATCCGGATGGTTCAAAGGCGGCCGATGATATCATTAATCAATATTTCAAGACGGCTAGACAGGAAAGTATTATTCTTCAGGGATTTAACGAAAGAATAAGACGTAGAGGAGAACTATCAGAGCTAATAGACAAAATCGAGAAGGAAAAGAAAATGATCGAGCAGGAAATAAAGGTTGCCATGGCAGAGGCAGAAACCGGATTATGCGATAATTATAAGATAGATTGGAAGAATGTCTTTACCTCAAAACTTGATGTGGAACGTATTAAGATTGAACGACCAGATATTTATCAGGACTATATAAAGCAAACACAGAGCAGAAGGTTTTCGATTAAAGCTGCATAGAAGGGAAAATAAAAATGGCGGATATAAAACAAGAACTTGCAAAGAAAGTAGAAAAGCAAGAAGTAAAGATTACAAAAAGCATGAGCATCGCAGATATGATTAAGGCTTTAGAGCCAGAAATTAAAAGGGCTTTGCCATCGGTTATAACACCTGAACGTTTTACACGTATGGCATTGTCAGCACTCAATACAACACCGAAGCTATCGGAATGCACACAAATCAGTTTTCTAGCAGCATTAATGAATGCGGCTCAACTAGGTCTGGAGCCAAACACTGCATTGGGTCAAGCATATTTAATTCCGTACAATAACAAAGGGAATTTAGAATGCCAATTCCAAATAGGCTTTAAGGGTATGATTGATCTTGTATATCGCAATGATCAAGTGCAATCAATTCAAGCGCAATGTGTATATTCTAAGGATATATTTGAGTATGAGTTGGGATTAAATTCAAAGCTCGTGCATAAGCCAGCCTTACAGGATAGGGGAGAATTTATATTAGTTTATGCGTTATTTAAGCTTGAGAATAACGGTTATGCATTTGAAGTGATGAGTAAGGCAGATATTGATAACCATGCACAGAAGTATTCGAAAGGATACTCCTCGTGCTATAGTCCATGGAAATCTAACTACGAGGAAATGGCAAAGAAGACCGTTATAAAGAAAGTATTGAAGTATGCACCATTAAAGACGGACTTCCTGCGTGCTGTGACGACTGATGAAACCATAAAAACAGAAATAGCAGTGGATATGACAGAAGTAAAGAATGAACCCATTGATGGGGATTTTACAGAGATTACAGATAATCAAAATAATTCAGCTGCTTAAAATAATAATGCGTATATAGATTTG